TGTAGCTAGTGGAATGAAAGCTGTTAAACCAGCAGAAGTTAAACAACTACTAAGATCAAATGTTAGACTTAACGAACAAGGTTCTGTTGAAGTTATCAACGAAGATGGAACTCCTAGATATTCAGATAAAGGTGAACCAATGTCAGTTAATGAATTGGTAGCCGAATATTTAAAAAACAACCCACATCATGTTTCCTCTACACCAAGTGGTGCAGGAAGCAGAAGTCAAGTTGGTGGTGCTACTCCAAAGCAAGTAAATATTGGTGATCTTGATTTAAGTAATCCTAATGACAGAAAAATTTATGCTGACATGAGGAAACAACGAGAACAAGGTATATTTAAAATGAAAATAACTAACAACAACAACAAACTATAAAAAACTATGGCAAACGAAACAACGAGTTCAACACTATCGGAACTCTTTACGAATATAACTCAAGAAGCTATATTCACATTCCAAGAAACTTCAGTTATGAGACCACTTGTAACTACTTACCCAATAAGTGGTTCAGGTAAAACTATTGAAGTTCCTGTGTACCCAACAATTAGTGCTTCAGCAGTAAACGAAGCATCTGATTTATCAAACACAGCAGTAAACCCAACTTCAGCAACTATCACAGCTTCTGAAATTGGTGTTATGACAACTTTAACTGACTTAGCTAGAGATTCAGCTAGTCGTAATGTTGGTGCTGACATTGGTAAATTATTCGGTGAAGCAATCGCTAAAAAAGTTGATACTGATTTAGCAGGACTACTTGATGACTTTGCATCTGCAAACGATCAAGGTGGTGCTGGAACAGAATTGACTGCTGACTTGCTTTTCAAAGCACAAGCTATTTTAAGAAGTGCAAATGTACCTGCACCTTATTATGCTGTGTTTCACCCTAAAGCTACTTTCAATTTAAAGAAAACTTTAACTAACCCAGCTTACACAAATGGTGTTGGTGCGGCTATTTCTGATATTGGAAATGAAGCTTTAAGAAATGGATATATCGGTAGAATTGCTGGTATTGATATTTTTGAAAACGCAAACATTTCTATTGATGCTTATGACGATTCATTCGGTGGAGTATTTCACCCACAATCAATCGGTTTAGCATTAAAAGAAGATTTTAAAGTTGAAACTCAAAGAGATGCGTCTCTAAGAGCAACTGAGATCGTAGCTTCTATTACTGTTGGTTCAGGTGTATTAAAAGACACTTATGGAGTAACAGTTAAAGTTGATACTGCTCTTTAATTAAACTTCGGTGGGGTGTAAAAGCCCCACCAACTAAATATTACTATGGCAAATTTTTCTACTGATACAGATTTAACATTTTACCAACCAGATATTTTAACTTTTGGAATAGCTAACTTTACTTCTCCAAATGATTACCACGCACAAGCACGAGCAGATATAGAACGAGATTTAAGAATAAGATGGTTTCCAGTTTACTCAAAAGAAACTTATAGAGATATAGCAATCCTAAACACAACTGAAATGGACGCAACACTATTAACTGATGCACAATTTAAAAGAGCAAGTGTATTTAGAGTAATAGGTTTTTATTGCTGTCCACAATTAACTAAATTTAATTCAAACGATAACCCTGACAGATTCCAAGTTATGATGAAACACTATCAACAAATGTATGCTGATGAAATGGAATCTATTTTAAGAGATGGTGTAGAATATGATGCTGATGATTCTAATACGATTGCTGATGCAGAAAAAGCACCTTATCATAGACTTAAACTAATTAGATGAAGATTACTGTTGAGGATAATTCATTACAAGTTGCTAAGAACTTTGAAAAACAAGTAAGAGAACAACCACAAATAGTTAAGACTGCATTAGGAAGAACTGCTGAGTTCTTAATGGGTATTATTAAACAAAGAACTCAAAAAGGTATGAGTGCAGATGGAACTTCATTCCCACCATACACAGAAGCTTATAAAACATTTAGACAAAATGCTGGACGACAAACACAATATCCTGATCTAAACTTCTCAGGTCAAATGTTATCTAACATTACACAAAGATCAAATCCAAGTTATGCAATTATTTACTTTGCTAATAAATTCCAAAATACTAAAGCATTAGGCAATCAGAAGAAAAGAAAATTCTTTGCTATTGGTGCAAGAGAAATACAACCAGTAATGAATGTATTTATGAAAGAATATAATAAACTAAGTACAATTAAATGAGTAAACGAGAAGATATAGCATCTAATATAGTTACAACAATTTCAACTGGAACATCTCCTATAACTTTAAAAAAAGTTACTAGAGAACCTTTTAATGTTGATGAGTTATCTGAACAACAATATCCAGCTTGTTTCGTGCAATCAGGAAATGAAGTTAGATCAGATGAAACAATGACATCAAGTACAATTACAAGACAAGCAACAGCAGATTATGTAATCGTTGGATATGTTAAAGGAACTCCAACAAATATTGACACAAAAAGAAACGAATTAATTACAACGATTGAAACAAGACTAAATTCTGATAGAACACGTGGTGGGTATGCAAAACAAACTCAGGTAGTAGAAGTATCTACTGATGAAGGAGTTTTATTCCCAATAGGTGGTATCAGAATGGTGGTGCGAGTTATGTATCAATACACTTCTGGCACACCTTAATATAAACAAACAAGGAGAACAACATGGCAACTCATACTGGCTCAGAAGGAACTATTAAAGTTTCATCAACAACAGTAGGTGAACTTAGAAGCTACTCTTTAGAGCAAACTGCTGACACTATTGAAGATACTTCAATGGGTGATACAAACAGAACATATAAATCTGCTTTAAAAGGTTGGTCAGGTTCAGCATCATTATTTTTTGATGAAGCTGATGCAGGACAATTACTTTTAGTTCTAGGAACAGAAATAGCTTTGAAAGTGTACCCAGAAGGTGCAAGTTCAGGCGACAAATATTACTATGGTCAAGCAATCATTACTGGTAGTAACGTATCAGCATCTTTTGATGGAATGGTAGAAGCTGAAGTAACATTTACTGGAACTGGTGCTTTAACATTTGGAACTGCGTAATTAATTATTAATTAGAAAAGGAAGATATGAACGTTATAGATAGAGTTAAAAGTCAATTTGAATCTTTAGGTATTAAGAAGATTGAGGTTGCTGAGTGGGGCGAGGAAGGCAAACCTTTAATAATATACTGCTCACCATTTACACTAGGTGAAAAAAGAAACCTATTCAAAGGTGCTAAGAATGATGATCTAGGAGTATTAGTAGATGCAATCGTTTTAAAAGCTAAAAATGCTGATGGAGAAAAAATATTCAAGCTAGATGACAAACAAGTATTATTGAATAATGCTGATGCAAATGTTATAGCTAGAGTGGCAACAGAAATGTTAGCTGGTGTTTCTTACGAGGAAGCTGAAAAAAAGTAAGAACTGATACTGAACTGTTTTCCATTTTAAGTTTGTGTCAGGAATTAAATAAATCAATGGAAGAAGTTTTGTGTTTTACACAAGACGAATTTTACTATTGGATAGCTTACTTTAAAGTGAAGGCAGAACGAGAGAAACTACATTATGGCAGATCAGCAACTAAATATAAAACTTAATGTCATAGACAATGCTACAAAAGCATTTACAGAAGTTAAGAACTCAATATTTAATGTTAGAAATGCTTTAATAGGATTAGGTGCTGGTGTAGCTGTCAATTCATTAATTAATGTAGGTAAAAAAGCTGAAGAAGCTAAATTAAGATTAAGCAATTTAACTGGAAGCACAGAAGCAGGTGCTAGAGCATTTGACCAATTTACTCAATTTGCTATTAGTGCCAAAATACCTTTAGATGATGTTATATCTTCTTCTAAAAAATTAATTGCATTAGGTTCTTCTCCTGAAAAATTAGCTAAAAATTTAGAGCAAGTAAACAATATATCAGCAACATTAGGATTAGATTTTGAAACTTCAGTTGAACAATTTTCTAAAGCAACAACAAAGGGATTAACAAATGCAAGAATATTTACAGAATCTAATTTAAAACAAATTCTAAACATACCAAGAGGATTAGAATTATCAGCACAAGAAACAGCAAGAATATTTGAAAAAGAATTTGGTGCTGGTGGAAGATTTGGTAAAGCAGGTAGCGATTTAAGAAACAGTTTATCTGGTAATTTAATAGCTTTACAAAATGTATTTTTTAAATTTGCAAGTGATGTAGGAACTAAATTTTTTGATGTATTAAAAAATCAAATTGGAGATTTAGGAACTTTTTTTAAACAAAATAATCAATCATTAAAATCATTTGCAGAATCAGTAGGAAGTGGATTGGCAACATTAGTAATAGGAACAGCTAATGCTATAAAATTTTTAAAGGATAATATTGAATTATTAATTGGTGTTTTAATTGGAACAGCAATTATTAAAGCAATAGATACAGTTAGACAATTATCATTGGCATTACTTGGTATAGCAACAATATTTAAAACAAATCCAGTATATTATACTATTGCTCTTACCATAACTGGAATAGCTACTGCATTTGCTTTACTATCAACAAACGCAAGTGAAGCAGAAAAAGTATTAAGAGAAATTGAAAAGACTGCTGTTAAAAATAAAAAAGTATTTGATTCTGTTACTTATGGTAATGAAGTATCAGAAGGTTTAGATAATGCAAATCAAGGTTTATCAGAACAAGCAATTAGATTAAAAGAAATTAAAGCATTAGAAGAAGGATTAAGAATAACAAGATCAAAACCATTTGAAGTAGAAGATTATGCACCAGATAGATTAGCTTCTGATTTTACTGCATTAGATGAAATTCTTATAAAAATTGGAGACAGAAATAGTTTAATATTAGATCAATTATTAAATGTTGGTGCAACAGTATCTGAAACTTTAAATAAAGGAATAAGTGATTTTGCACAAGGTATTGCTGAATCAATAGTTCTTGGAAAATCTTTAGGAGATACATTCAAAAACATTGGTCAAAATTTATTAGTAGCTATTCTTAAAAATTCTATTGAAATTATTGCAAGAAAAACTCTTGAATTAGCTATTGAGAAAATGATTACAAAAGAAAAAATAGCACAAGCTAGTATTTCAACTGCTAGTCAAACAAGTAGTTTTTTTGGTTCTATACTAAAAATAGGCACTAGTTTTTTTGGTGGTGGTGGAGATTTAACAGCAACAGAAGGTTCTTTTGCAGAAGGTGGTGCTGTTAGAGGTGGTATGCCAATTACAGTAGGAGAACGTGGTAGAGAATTATTCGTACCTTCAACAAATGGAACTATTGTGCCTAACCATGATTTAAATAATGGAATGAATATAACATTTAATATTCAAGCAAATGATGTTAGAGGTATTAAAGAATTATTAATTGATAATAGAGCAACCATAATTAACTTAGTTAATCAGGGTGCTAATCAAAAAGGAAAATCTAAC